GCTTGATTTACCGGAGTAAATCAGGCGCCGGGCGAAGCGTACATGCAGAGCGGATCGCTGACACCGAAGCTGTAGCGTTCCCGGGCCTTGTAGCGGGCGTTCCCAGAGTCGAAATCGCCATCCATGTCAGTGGTCATGGCGGCCCGAACGAAGTGTTTTGCTCCGTTTGGCACGTCGGTCTTAAGGAACCATGCCTCATTATCCGTCAGATAATGGTTGACCCGGTAACCCTCGGGGATGCTCCCGTTGGTCTTCAGCGCGTTCAGGTCGTTGTCCGCCGTACCGACCCGCATCTCAGTCTGCAGCAGCCGGGTGGCCACGAACATCAGAGCCGGGGGAACGATCAGCTTCCGAGGCTGAGCCGCGATCAGAAGGCCACGCTCGTCCACGAAGGCCGCGATGTCAATGACAGCCTGCTCGAGAGAGGTCTCGTTCAGGTCAGCGTCGACAGACGGCCGGTTGCGGTTCGTGGCGCCTTCCACCGTCGGGTGGCTGGCGTTGAACCACGTGACTGCGTCACCAGTGTTGTAGGTCGTGAAGCCGTTGTTCAGCAGAGCTGCAGCTTTGACCTGCTTGGTGTACGCCATGGCACGGGCCAGAGCGCGGGTGTAGCGAGCCGAAAGAGAGTCGTAAAGGTTGTCCTCGACGGCTTCCTCCGTGATCGAGAACCCCATAGCGACAGTCTCATGGACGTACCGGGTGGTGAACGCCTCTTGCGCATTGTCGTAGGAGATAGACGCACCTTCCGACTTGACCGGTGCAGCACCGAAGCCAGAAAGCTTGACCTCTTCCTCAAACGAACGCTCGGAGGTTTCGGTTTCGTAGATCTCAGAGTGCTCGTTCTCGTACTTGGCGTACTCCAGACCGAACAGCCCGTTGAGACCCGGAAGGAGCTCCTTAAGGAGCTGGGCGCGTGTGATAGCCATACTTCAGCCCTCCTTACAGGCCAACAGCGTTGGTGAAGCTGTGGTAGCCCGGGTTGAACTTGACCAGCACGTCTGGGTAGGCGTCACCGATCGGCGAAACAGCTGCCACGATGCGGAAGGCCGCGGTGGTGGTAACCGTGGTGGACTCCAGAGCCGAAGTAGAGTTGCCCGTCGCGGTCGAACCGGTCGAGGTGCTCTGAGCAGCGGCAAAGAAGGTGTTGGCACCGATGTCCGACTGATCGATCGTACCATCCAGCTGAGCTTGGAACAGCACGTTCGGGTCGTCGACGACGTATGCCTTGATCTCGGTGCCGGTCGGAGCCGCGTAAGCCGAGGGGTAGTACTGAGCGTGGATCAGCTGCCCTTGAGCGTTGACGTACTCGCAGCCCACGAACACACCAATCGAACCCGTCAGCGAGGTGCCGGTGGGCAGAGCGTTCGTGGTGCCGTCAGCACCGGTTGCAGTGGACAGCGCGATGTAACCATCAGCGCCAATGTGAACGACTTGACCATAGAAGAGGTTCGTCGCCTCCCCTGCAGGGTCGATGAGATACTGGGACACAGCCCCAGCGTACGGAAGACCGTCCGCGCGTTTCACCGGACGGAGACCGTATGGTGTAGCAGTAGCTGCCATAGCACTTCTCCTAGATGGATGATTTCATGGTAGGGTTACCCCTTACCAAACGAAGTGCGCGTGGTCCGTTCCGGTTTCAGAACAGGCATGCGGGGATCAGACTGTCGGAGGTAGTTGTTATCTACCGCCTCCATCTGCTTCTGAGTCATCTCGTGTTGCTGCTCGACACGATCGGCGGCAATGTCCTCGTCGATTGCGCACAGAAGAAGCCCACCGACTTCGATGTTGTCCTTCCAGCGGGTGTCAAGGTCTGACACGAGTTGCATCTCAGGATGATCTGCGGCCTTAACAGGCACGTAGCCCTCACGGAAGCGACCAGAGACGTTGGGATTGTCAGCGTTACCCATAGTTGCGGTGCGGACCCAACGGAACTTCACTCCGTCTTTCGGGTTCGGGGTAGGCAGAGCTGACGGACGCACCCACGACTTTTTGCGCTGACGGTTTTCGCGCGTCTGCTGTGCACGTGGTATACGTTTATCCATTTTCTTGGCCCTTCAGTTTGAGCAATTCTGCCGCATACTGTTGCGGCGTGAGTCCAAGCTTCTTTGCGACAGCAGCTTGGGTTGCGGTCAATTTGACTCTGCGTGGCGTCTGTGCACTTCTCGCTGCGGGCGTCACCACGTTCTGCGCCTTTCTCGGGGGAGGCGTGACCTCTTCCTCGCCCGTTGAAAACTCATCAGCGAAACGCTGCCTCACGGCGGCGTCAATCTGACTATAATACGTATCGCTGTCCGGATCAACGCCGCTCTTAACAAGGCGCTCATGCACCCCCAAAGCGTATCCCGTCATCTCCGGGTTGTTGCCATACCAGTCGTTCTCCGCGAGCCACGCCTTCTGGCGGTTGTTCAGCTGTGGTTGGGCTTGCGCCTGCGGCTGTGTTTGTGGCTGCGCCGGTTGCTGTGCCGGCGCGCGAGGTGCCGGCGGGCGATAGTTCTCGAAGCGATACAGATCATTCTGCGCTTTGGTCAGCTCCACCTGAGCTTTAAGTAGCCCATCGCTGTCGCCGGCCTCATATGCGGCTTTGTATGCCGCTTGCGCATTGGAGAGTTGTGCTTCTGCACGTGCCTTGCCTTGGGAGACAGCGTATTCCTGCCCCTGCTGGCTAAGCTTTTGCAGGCGTTCGTTTTCGGCGTGCAGTCGCTGAGCATACTGTAGTGCCTCATCACGAAGCCGTTGGGCTTCGGCCTGCTGGCGAGCCGCTTCGCGCGCCTCGAATGTCAGCTTCTTCAGTCGTTTCTGGACGCCCTCGCTGTAGTTCTCGAGGTCCCCGTCGTCAGGGATTTCCGGCTTTGCGTCGGCGGGACGCCGAGGCTTCTCCTGTGGGTCGACGTCGTCGACGATCTCGATCTCGAACCCATCTTCGGTATCTTCGATGTTTTCGGTATTTTCGAGATCTTCACGATCCACGTCTTCGTTGAAGCTCTGTTCTTCGGTCATTGTCACGCCCTTTCATATCCGCGCGGATCGTCGACCACTGCCTCGACAGTGTCGTCGTTGATGATCCGGAACTCTTTGCCGGCAATCTTGAACCGAGTCCCCGAATAGGATCGGAAGATCACGAAGTCGCCCTCTGTGCAGTAAGGGCCCGACGGGAACTTGTCCTCGTCTTTGTATGCCTCGCTACCGGCCTTCAGCACGAAACCAATGATAGACGCGGTCTGCTCTCGGGATTTCAGCTCATCGGGGAGGTATACGCCCCCCTCGGTCTTCTGCGACACGTCCAGCGTCGCAATCAGCAGCCGGTAGCCGGTCGGCTCGGGCAGCTTGTGCAGGATATCCTGCGAGATCTCCGTACTCTCGTACATGTAGTCCTCATCGCGGCGGATCAGCCCCGCCGTAGCTTGCACCGGACCATCCGGTGGTTCTGTGCGCCTCAGTTGTCGGTGTAGCGGCGCTCGATGTCGCGGATCTCTTCGAGGATCTCACGCATCGCCGCGATCTTGCCCACCGCCCGGGCGTATTCTGCCATGTCCTTTACCTGCCCCGAAGCGAGGTAGTCACTCGTCCCGGAAATCGTCTCCTTCAGGCGGAGGCGTAGAGTCTCAAGCGGCTCCATCTGTCCCACCTCCGTTGCTCTGCGAGGCGCGATCCAGCGCCATCTCGGCGGCGCGGAGGCCGATCTCGGCGCCTTTGTCGCGTTCCTTGCGGGCGCTGGCGTCCAACTGCACCGCTGCGCGGATCGCTGTATTCGCCGCATCCCGCTGCATTTCTGCATCGAGCCGCTCTTCGCTCAGCGCGATGTTTGCCCCGGTCTTCTGCGCGTCGAGCTTCAGCTTCTCCATGTCCAGCAGGGCTTTGTGCTTGGCCTCGGCTTCCTTGAGCGCCATCTCGCGCTCCTTGATCTGCAGCTCGGCCCGCTGGATCTGCGTGAGCGGATCTTTCTCAGCCTGTTTTGCTGCCATCTGCGCGGCTTCGGCTTGATTCTTGCCCAGCAGCTTCTCCGCGGCCGCAGCCGCGAGCCTTGAAATCTCGCGCTCCACGTCTTCCGGGAGCTCTGCGTCGGCCGCCGGCAGCTCGACGCCTAGCTGTTTCTGGATCTCGACCCGGTAAGCCATCGCCACGTGTTCCGTGATATGGGCAGCCGCGGCGCTTGAGATCGCCGCCGCGAAAGGCGACTGGCCCACCAGCTGCTGGATCTTCGGGTCTTTCATCGCAGCCATGTGGACGGCGATGTGGGCTTCGTGGTCTTGGTACTCGAACGCCTTGACCGGCTCCTGCTTGAGCATCGCCATGTTCTCGGTAACCGGGTCCATCGGCTTGATGTCGTCAGGCAGCTTGATGATCTCATCGGCGTCTTGGATGTTCAGGACCTCGAGCATGCCCCGGTGGAGCTTGCCCATGTCGTAGAGCTGCGGCGCCTGCTGCGCGAGCTGCAGTGCGGCCTGATACTGCACCACCCTCTGAGCCATGGTAGCCGCGTTCGGGTCAGACACCGGAATCACGTCCACCCGGCCGTCGAAGTCAGCCATGCGATCGTGCTCGGCCTCATCGTCATACGCATAGCGCGGACCCATGAAGTCCCGGATCACCTCGGCAATCAGCTTGAGCTCACGGCGCATGGCGGCGTGGAGCCGCGCCTGCACACCTGTCATCACTTTCATCGACCGCTCGAGCAGCGCCAGCGTCGTCCCCACCGGAGCCTCGGGGTTCATGTTCCCGACTTGGATGTCAGCGATAGAGCCGATCCGGCGGCCTTCCTCCACCACATTGCCAAGCAGCTGGTAGAGGACAGTGGAGGGTTCTTTGTATGGCAGCGGGAAGAGTGACTCCCGCAATGTGCCCCCGGGCACATCCACATCCCGCCACTCCCCGGGCTGGAGCGGAGTGTTGTCGCCAGTGATCCGCATCCCCTTGGCTTTGAGACCCGCCGGGATATTCGCCAGTGTGCCCGCATCGACCAGCTGACGCAGGATCGACGTCGCAGATTTTGCCAGACCACCAATGAGGTGGATCAGCCCGATGCCGTAGAACCCCATACCGGGCAGGTACTTGTAGTGAGTGAAGTGCATCCGCTTGATCTTGCGGGCGTCGTCCTCGAACCAATTACGCCGGATAGACAGCACGATGACGGACGACTTCTCGATCGTCACGATGTAAGGCCGCGGGATGCCGTCGGGGTCA